GAACCTCACTATGGGGAAACATGGTGTAGAAGGATGAGTGCACGGGGACGCCACAACTAATGGCAAGACCCCCTGTTCTCATACAACCATACCATGCCTCCCGAACCTTCCGTTGGTTAATCGGACAGTTAGCTGTTAAATCCTTGGCGAAACAAGTCTTAGGATTACGCGTCATCACCACGCCATTCACTGTCCTAACAGGCTGAGTTTGACAAAACTCAATCTGCTCGAGCTCATAGACGGGTTTCTCCACCTTCATCTTAAAACCCATTTCAAGAAACCAAGTGCCCACATTGTCAAGCTTCCTCAGTTCATCGCTTTCAATGATGACAACACAATCATCACCATTGTTAGCAAGCCTAAACTTGGATATGCCATGATCTTGACAATAAGTCCAAACCATAGCACACATCAAGAGGCAGTTCCCTGAGGATGTATTCATATCACCACTCATTCTGCAGCCTTCAACCTGGTATTTAGCAATTCCATCTCTAGCATAAGCTACCCCTCGGTTGATTAGCTGCATCTTGAGTAATTTGGCACAAGCCTTCTTGTTTTTATCACCATGAACAAACAATGGCCAGCAACTGTGTTCAAACTCTAGGGCCTCCTTAGAGACGTGTTGATCAAACCGGCTAGCATCCAGTCCGACCGCCACTGGTTTCCTAAAGTCATTCCACAGGGTTTCCATAGCTTGTCCAGCCACCCTATTGTCCATCCCTTTGTGTACTGTCTTTGCCCCAAAAACACGGTCTATGGACTTAAACAGCACCTTCTCGAGATGGGCTATATATTTCCCTACACTAGCTCCATACCGAGGATCCCGGGGCTGTATAGCCCTGGGAGCCGGATCAGTCTTAGCGGTCAAGTTCAATTTTTCCGCCTTGACAAACATCTTGATGCGTGCATCCCTTGAACTCACTCCTCGCACTCGGAGAGATTCCAAAGCTTTCTCGTAAATTTGCCGCTTACGACCCTGATACCGATCAAGAAATTCCTGATCTGTCAAGGGTAGCGCTTGCAAACTGTTGCGAGCTAACTCCTTGCGGAACCTAGATAGCCTTGCTGTCAAG